AGGATCATGGAAAAGAAAATGTGGAGCATATTTGGTGCTCTTGCTGTTATTTCTTTCGTCGTGTCTCCAGTCGGACAGAAAATAATCCGTCCAGTGTTGACACAATCAGCACCATCTGTTATACTACAATCATAATTATGATGGACTTGAATGTCTTATGTTGATCTTAAATATATTGGCATTGTATCCCCAAGGTTAGAAAAATTTGCAAAGAAGAAAGATTATCTTTATAACTTTCGATGTCCCTATTGTGGCGATTCTAAACGAAACAAGAATCGTGCAAGAGGGTTTTTCTTTCTGAAGAAGTCAGACATGATGTTCAAGTGCCACAACTGTGGTGTTGGAAGGAATCTGGCTAATTTTTTAAAGGATATAGATGTCACTTTACATGATCAATATATCATGGAAAGGTTTAAAAATGGTACTACTGGTAAGGCTACTAACACTCCAAATCCTAAGTTTGAATTTGAAAAACCAGAGTTTTCAAATCATGAACAACTCTCAAAATTGGAGAAAATATCAGAACTAAATAAATTACACCCATCAGTAAAATATCTTGCTAGTAGGAGCATCCCAGAGGAATATTATTCAGTCCTGTACTACGCTGAAGACTTTAATACATGGGCAAAAACAGGAAGTACCTATAAGGAGGATAGGATTGTCATACCATTATTAGATCCAAACGGTAAAATGTTTGGTTATCAAGGTAGAGCACTTAATAAACTGTCCAAACTTCGTTATATAACAACAATACTAGATGATTCTCATCCAAAAGTTTATGGACTTGATAGAGTAAACCCCAATGAAAAGATTTATGTCACTGAAGGCCCGTTTGATTCCCTCTTCTTGGGTAATTCCATTGCGATGGTTGGGTCTGATCTTGATTGCAGGTCGTTTGGTTGGAGCGATTATATTTACGTTTATGATAACGAACCTCGTAACAGAGAAATCGTCAACCGAATCGCAAAATCCATTGATAGAGGAGATCAAGTAGTAATCTGGCCATCTAATGTTTACGAAAAGGACATTAATGATATGGTAATGGCTGGACTAGATGTAAATGATATGGTACAATCTAATTATTATTCTGGTATAGAAGCAAACATCAAATTTAACCACTGGAAGAAAGTATGAGCAACGGCACTAAAGTAAAAAAACGTAATGGTTCTCTAGAAAGTTTAAATCTAGAGAAAGTTCACAAGATGACAGAAGAAGCATGTGAAGGACTCGCTGGGGTCTCTGCTTCTCAGGTAGAAATTAATTCTGGTTTGCAATTCTATGATGGAATTACAACAGGAGAGATACAAGAAATCTTAGTTAAGTCAGCTAGTGATCTTATTAGTTTAGATAACCCTAACTATCAATTCGTTGCTGCTAGACTTTTATTATTTGGTTTATATAAACAAGTATATGGTAACCATTGGAAGAATGGTTTCATTGATGTTAAAGGTCAGGTTGAAAGAGGTGTATCAAAAGGAATATACGATGGTAACATTTTGTCATCTTATACAGATGAAGAATGGAGTAAGATCAATGGGTTTATAGATCATGGTCGTGATTTCCTGTTTACATATGCTGGTCTTAGACAAGTAGTTGATAAATATCTTGTACAAGATAGAAGTACTGGTAATATCTACGAAACACCCCAGTACATGTACATGCTGATTGCTGCTACACTATTTAAAAATTATCCACACGAAACGAGGTTAGATTATGTCCGACGATACTACAACGCAATCTCCAAACACAGACTCAACATCCCAACCCCCATCATGGCGGGGGTCAGAACACCCCTTCGTCAATTTGCATCTTGTGTTCTGGTTGATATTGATGACACCCTCGATAGTATCTTTAGCTCTGATATGGCTATTGGCAAATATGTCGCACAAAGGGCTGGTATTGGCATTAACGCAGGTCGAATCAGGGGCATCAACAGCAAAATCAGGGGTGGAGAGGTTCAACACACAGGTGTTGTACCCTTCCTTAAGAAATTTGAGTCCACTGTTCGATGCTGTACTCAAAACGGGATTAGAGGAGGATCAGCCACTGTCCACTTTCCTATCTGGCATCAAGAAATTGAAGACATCTTGGTACTCAAAAATAACAAAGGCACCGAAGACAACAGAGTCAGAAAACTCGACTACTCAATCCAGTTAAGTAAACTATTCTATGAAAGGTTTATTAATAACGAGGAGATCTCGCTTTTTTCTCCTCATGATGTGCCAGGGCTTTATGATAGTTTTGGTACAGAGTCTTTTGATGACTTATATGTAAGTTATGAACAGGATGAATCTATTCCTAGAAAGACAATAGGTGGTCAGGAACTATTTTTAGATCTCCTTAAGGAGAGAGCAGAGACTGGTCGTATCTATATTATGAATATAGATCATTGTAATAGTCATTCATCCTTTATAGACAAGGTTAATATGAGTAACCTATGTCAAGAGATAACATTACCAACAGAACCTATTGATCATATAGATGATAATAAAGGAGAGATTGCTCTTTGTATTTTAAGTGCAGTTAATGTAGGTAAGATAAGACATCTAGAAGAGATGGAAGAACTTTGTGATCTATCTGTAAGAGGTTTAGAAGAGTTAATTGATTATCAAGATTATCCAGTAGAAGCCGCAAGAGAAAGTACTAAATCAAGACGTTCATTAGGTGTTGGTTTTATAGGTCTTGCACATCATCTTGCTAAACAAGGTGTTAAATATGATGATCCAGAATCATGGAAGATAGTTCATGATTTAACAGAACATTTTCAGTATTATCTACTCAAGTCATCTAATAAAATAGCACAAGAGAAAGGTGTTTGTGATGGTTATTCACATACTAAGTATGCAAAAGGTATTCTTCCTATAGATACTTATAAAAAGGACGTAGATGATATTGTACCGAATGACCTATCACTTGATTGGGGAAATTTACGGAAGGACATACTCGCTCACGGGCTCAGGCACTCAACGTTGTCAGCACAAATGCCATCGGAGAGCAGTTCGGTTGTGTCAAATGCCACTAACGGAATTGAACCCCCAAGAGATTATTTGTCCATTAAAAAATCAAAGAAGGGGCCTCTTAAACAGGTTGTACCACAGTATAATGCATTAAAAAATTCTTATACACTCCTATGGGATATGCCTAATAACACTGGTTACATTAATGTAGTTGCAGTTATGCAGAAATTCTTTGATCAGGCAATCAGTGGTAACTGGAGTTATAATCCAGAACAGTTTGAGAACTCTGAGGTTCCTGTTTCTGTAATGGCCCAAGATCTTTTGACTACATATAAGTACGGTTGGAAAACATCTTATTATCAGAATACTTATGATGCTAAGAAAGATGATGATGAACCTGTAAACCTACAAAGTCTCATTGAATCTTTTTCTGAGGAAGAAGAATGTGAAACTTGTAAGATATAGGATACTAAAATGAAAACTATTGACGGGATGACAGTATTCAATGCTACTAAGACAGATACTAATAAACAACCTATGTTTTTTGGAAAACCTCTGGGTGTTCAACGCTATGATAATTTTAAGTATCCTACTTTTGATCGACTGACACAACAACAGTTAGGATATTTCTGGAGACCAGAAGAGGTTTCCTTACAGAAGGATCGTGCTGATTATCAAACATTAAGACCTGAACAGAAACATATTTTTACTTCTAACTTGAAGTATCAAATTCTTTTAGATTCTGTACAAGGTCGTGGGCCTGGTCTTGCATTTATTCCATACTGTTCTCTACCTGAGTTAGAAGCATGTATGACTATATGGGAAACTATGGAGATGATTCATAGTAGATCCTATACTTATATTATTAAGAATGTGTATCCAGATCCTAGTGAAGTATTTGATACTATCTTAGATGATGATAAGATTATTGCTCGTGCTGAATCTGTTACCAAAGCATATGATGACTTCATTAACATAGCGAATGAATATGGTCAGAGTAATATGTGGAAAGATGGATGGAGAGATCATATCAATGCTGAATGGACAAGAAAAGATTTAAAGAGACATCTATATCGTTCTATTATTAATGTAAATATATTAGAAGGTATTAGATTCTATGTTTCATTTGCATGTACGTTTGCCTTTGGTGAACTTAAACTCATGGAAGGATCTTCTAAGATTATTTCTTTGATTGCTAGAGATGAAAGTCAACATCTTGTACTTACTCAGACTATAATAAAGAATTGGCAGAATGGTGATGATCCAGACATAACAGAGATCATGAAGGAAGAGGAAGACAATGTATATGATATGTATAGACAAGCTGTAGATGAAGAGAAGTCTTGGGCTGAATATCTATTCAAGGATGGTAGTATGATTGGTTTAAATGCTAAACTGCTAAGTTCTTATGTAGAATATATTGCTAACCGCAGGATGAGAGCTATAGGTTTGAAACCAATATTTGATACTCCAATGTCAAACAATCCATTACCTTGGACACAACATTGGTTATCATCTAAAGGTATGCAAGTAGCACCTCAAGAGACAGAAGTAGAAAGTTATATGGTTGGTAGTATTAAACAAGACGTTAAGAAAGATAGTTTCGCTGGATTTAAATTATGATATTCTGGATTGGTTTCACCCTCATGTTTTTTAATGAGGGTTTTGTTATGATGCGACATGTATCACCCTACTTTGCTAGACTTAGAGATAAAGTTATGAAGAAGTTAGGTGATAAATGGTGGTGGAGATTACATGGCACGTTAGATTGGTTATGGATATCATTAGTAACGTGTGGACTAATAGTTAATTCTAATAGGATACTACATATAGTAGTACTATTAACCTTTTGGACACTTTCTTGGTTAATATTCTATTTGCCAAGATGGATTAAACGATGAAACCACAGTCAGCGAAAGCCAAAGGACGTAATCTACAGAAGTGGGTTAGAGAAAGATTAATAGAATCTCTTGATATACATCCAGAAGATATAGAATCTAGATCTATGGGTGCTGGTGGAGAAGATCTTATAATGGCTAGAGCGGCTAGACAAAAATTTCCTTTTAGTGTAGAATGTAAGAATGTTGAGAAACTTAACATATGGGAAGCTTATGAACAATCAAAAGCTAACTGTGGAGACTACGAACCGATTGTTGTGATTAAAAAGAATCACAAGAAACCTTTAATTGTTCTCGATGCAGACTATTTTATAAGTCTATTTGATAAATAAAAATAGCGATGATGAAATTTTATGTCAGAAGAACTTGAAAAGGAAGAAATTCAAGAGGAACAACCAAAGAAAAAAGGTTTCTTTGGTAAGGTGAAATCAGCTATTGTACCTGATGCTGAAGAACAAGCAGCAATCATTAGTACAATGGTCAGGATAACTGTCTTGGCCTGGAGCGGTGGGATTTTAACTTTAAATTATGTGGCTATTCCAGGCGTACCTCAACAAAAAATAGATCCGACATTTATAGCTTCAGTTTTTACTGGCGTTTTGGCTAGTTTCGGAATCCAGACTGCATCTAAGAAGGG